GGTCAACTACTCGACCTCCGAAACCGCTATTGACCACGTCAGGAAGGCGTTCGCTGACCCCAAGAAAGGTCACTACCTCGTGAAGGAAGAGGTGGGCCAGGTCTACTCTGGCTACATGCTGATCCGCGAGTCCGCGGACTCGTTGACCTACAAAGCTCGAGCACGCCTTTACTCCGGTGTGGAGAAATTCACCGTGCCGGAGAGGTCCGCCGGTTCAACGCACCGGCAGTTCTGGCCCGTCGGCATGCTGACGCGGATCAACAGGCTCGACCCGAACGAGAACCCGGGAAATGGTGAGCTCTGGGACATCGTGACGCGGTGCTGGTCCAAGAACCTGGGCGCTACGCACGGCGAGCTGATCTCGCTCATCATGGCCGCGGTCGAAACCATGCCTCTCGACTTTGCGGGTCGGTCACGAGCCGACAGCGAAGTTCTGGACGATCCCGAGAAGATTCACTACAAGTGGCTTCCCGAGGAGTTGTCCGAGGACGTTCGAAACGCCATCACCTCGCAGATCACGTACGGTGAGTACGCTCACCTTGTCAACACTTATTACGGCGGCGCCGTAGTGGAGAATCAATATGTCCATTGAAGAACGAAACGGGCTGCAACTGATGGCGCCTGGCTCCTTTAGCCAGGCCGCCATCGAGCAAACCGCCGACGACGTGAAGGTACGACTGAGCGAGCTGCTCAAGAGCTCCGAAGTAGGCTTCGTCGCCAGCCTGAGGCTGGGGACTCGACCCGTGTTCCTGTTCACCGACGGAACGCTGCGCAACTCCGCCACCTCGGTTGCCACCAACGACAAAGGGGAGGAGGTGATCACCGTCTTCCCGAAGGTCGCGGTGGCGGAACCCGGGTCCAACGTGGTCGTCGGCCGTGTGGGCGACTTCACCGTCCGCGCCGGCTGTCACGTGGTCGTCGGTCGCGGTGGTGTCGGTAAGACGCCTCTTGTGCACGCCCTTGCTTCGCGCCTGGGCACTTACGGCTTCATTCGCTACGGCGAACCGTTCGCGGGATACATCACCGACCCGGTGGTGCTCTCTCGCGCACTGATCGCTGGGATGGGCACGCAGCGCGTCATCGTCCTCGACTCTATCAAGGACTTGCTCTCGAGCGCGGGCGGCGCCGCGATGAAGTCAGGTTTGAACCGCGACATCCTGCCCCAGCTCAGCTCGCTGTCGATCGCTGCTGCTGACTTGGGTTGTGCGGTCTTCGTTCCCGTCAACCCGTCATCGGACGATGCCGAAGTGACGAACCTGCTGGTCGAGGCCATGCGGTCGAACGTGACATCCGTCATTTACGGCGGCGAGCAGGGGGCGTGGAACGCCACCACACGCACCGGGGAGGGACGCGTGCGCGAAACCGCTGTGATCAAGTTTACATCCGACGGTGGCCGTCAAGTCCTGAACGGTGAAGTGATCGCCCGAGAGGTCGAATCCGCTCCTCTGAACGTCCGAGTCGACGTTGACACCGACGCAGGTCTGCGCCGTGTTCTCCGCTCCGCCAACTAACCAATTAACCAACCCGAAAGGTAACC